CATCGGTTGCTTCCAGACCACCAGCGATTGATTCTGTCTTGTTTGAAATGTACAACAAAGCATCGTTGCCGTAGATGTCCAAGAACCGGCTTACCGCTGTGTCGTAGTTACCTGCTGCACCATCAGCCCCTATTGAATTGGGATCTTGCAGCTTTTGGAACTCTTTCACCAACTGGGTGCCATAGAAGTCACCGCTAATGGTTTCAATTTTGAACTCAGGTGCTGGCGACGTTGGACCAAAGAACTGACCCAATGCACGAAGTGCTGTCAACGCACGGGCTTTACCTCTTGCATCAGCATAAAGTTTTTCTTGTTCGTTCGGATCAGCAAGGTCATACTCGCCAGATGCCGACAACGCACGAAGTGTCTCGATATAGGTGTTGCCGTACACCGTTTCAAGTTTCTGCGTATCACCTTCCCATGCTTGGTTGAAACGCTGAATCCACAACGGGGTAATAGACAGTCCTTCTTTTCTGCCATAAGGCAAAAGAAACTTAACAATTGAATCGGTCGCTGGGGTATCAGGGATGATCTTAGAAGCAGCGATTTGAGCCATCGGCCCGATAGACGGGACAACGCCAAGACCAATTGAGATGCGCTTTACAGGTGCCTGCATCGGTGCTTCAACGCCTGTCAAAAGTTTTGATAACTGACCTGACATTGGGAAGTTGAAAGAGTACTCACCGGTTGTTGCATCTTTGTAGAAGAAACCTTCACCGTTGTTGTCGGGGTCAAATTTTCTTGCCCCGTCAAAAATAACTTGTGCTTTGCGGATGCGGGTCGGATCTTCAACAATGCTTTTTGCGTAGGTTCCGAGAACTTCTTTCCATGCTGAACCGAAAGGTACAACAATACGAAGAACATCTTCAAGGTTGGAACGCTCTGTGGCGTTGTACAAAAGTTCTTTTGTGTTGCGTAAAGCAACCGCTTTAGCGTAGTCATCCAACTGATCAACAGTTCCAGTGGCTTTAGAGCCTGTCATCGCAGCAACTTCTTCAAGTTTGCTAACAACATCTTTGCCACCCAAGTATCGGCTCAGGCTCATATTTGCAGTAGATGCAGATTGTTTAGCCCGTTGCAACAAAGCAGCTGCCTCGGCAGGATCTAAAAGGTCTGCGTTCTGAAAAACTTCTCGATAGTAATACTGGCGGAACACCGGAGACTTTTCAAGTGCTTGGGTTGCCTTTCCGTAAAGGTTCACGAAGAAGAAGTCAACCGCACTGTCTTTGACTTGTAAAAACTTTTTACCAAGATCAGATGAGTCGCCACGACCGCGCTGAGCAATTTTAACTTTAGGGGCAAGTTTCTGATCTCCACCAAGAGTGTCAAGAAGATTGCGAAGGTTCTGTGTACCTAAACCATCTTTTGTAAATGCAGGACCTGCATAAACAGGCTGAATAACAAATTCATCTACACCAGCCGACGTTGTTACTTGACGGACAATAACGCCTTCTTCGCCGCTTGCAAGACGAACAACAGATCCGATACCACCGTTACCTGAAAGGATGTCTGCTGGATTAATAGAGTTGACATCAACATTTTGTGTGGCAACAGCGACAAATTTGCCTGGTGCCGATTCAACAGTTAAAGGGACTTTGTTATAGGCGGCCACCACACGAAGATCCTCGTTGTCTTTAACAACGGTTCCTACTTTGAACTCTGAAAGTCGATCAACCCAAGTGTTGACTGCATCGTCAAGGTCTGCTGGGTCAATACGGATTCGACCTGCTTGACCGGTTGTCGGGTCAACATATTTAATTCCTTCAGCAAAGTAATTACGCAACTGACCAAGAAGTTCTTTGTTCTCAGGCTTGTATAGCCAATCAACAATGCGCTGTGTGCGCTGAGGCTGGGTGAGATTTTCTAAACCTAGTTGTGCGATCTGCACCAAAACAGGGTCGGCGTGGATCAATGCAAGGTTGTCAACATAACCAGTGACATGAGCGATTGCGTCGTCTCCTCGGTCAACAATGGAGAAGTTGCCGTTACGGAACAGTGCTTCTTCTACACCCCAAGGGTTCTCAAGGTTCTTGTGAACATCAAAGGTGAGTGCTTTCCAAAACTCGTCTTGTTCTTTATTCCAGTTGCCCGCAATACCACCGAAGTCTTCACCGGTGATGTCAAAGTTTCCTTTTTTGCGGAGAACCCACAGAATGAAATCTTGCGGGTGACTGAACATACCCGACATTCCTGACATGGCAATACGGGTTTGTGCGTCAATCATGTTACGCATCACATATCCACCGGTGGCGAGAGCCAATGGTTTCCAAATCTCTTGCTGTACAAACTCGGCAGCGATTGTTCCTGCTCTTTGCTTACCTGCTGTGTTGCGGGTAAAGAATGGGTTCCCTGCTAATGCTCGTACACGGCGGAAGTCGGGGAGGTATTCCACGTCGTCTGCAAGTTCAGTCAAAGAACCTGGGCCGTTAATAACAACCTTGTCTTGGATGTTGAGAGGAATGTCATCAAATACATTCGCAGGCAAAAGAGTCCTTAGGATCTGCAATGCTCCGCCGTCATCGGCATTTCCGTATTCGTCAATTTGGAATACACGGGCTTTTGCGCTCTTGGCTGCGCCAATAACTTCTTGAGCGAACTGTGTTGCGCCAGGTGATTTGCCACCAATAGTTGTGAATACGGTTTCAATAACTAGGTCGTAGGCTTCTTTTGCTGAAGCACGGGCAGTCGATGGATCAGTGCTTGAATAGGCTTCAATCACCTTTGCCATAACTGTCTTGAACTCTTGCGAATCGTCACCAAGACCTGCTCCACGCAAATAACGGGCGTAAGAAATAACTGCTGCTTTTTTATCTGCACCAGTTCCGTTAATGATGACAGATCCTTTAGGCATTGTTTCAAACCAACGGCCGTTTCTAAATGAACGCCACAAAGGGATTCTTTCCTTTACTTCATCGCCGATCATCGCACCAAATCTGGCAAGACGGATATCTCTGATGTCTGTCGGGAGAAGAACGTCGGCAGGGTTTGTTGCTAAACGAGCAGAGGCTGTACCAAGAAGACCAAGAACTTTTGCTTCGTCATCAGCCTCAGCAAATGCTTTGGCAGTAACCGTGTCTAAACCGTCAATGTTTTCCAACATAAACAAAGTTTTTTCATCAATAGTTTTTGTGGTATCGCTTGCAACCTCGACAACACGGGCAACCAAACGCTTCGCTCGGTTGTCAGACAAAACCCATTGACCAAACTTTGATGCTTCAAAGGCTGCGCTGTCTGCTGATCCTAAACCTGCGGCACCTTTAGCCAGTTTTGCGGCACTTTCAATTTCATCAACCGCAGATATGCCTGGCAATGTTGCCTTAGCAAGCCTTGCTGTTTTAACCGCTTTACCTGCGTACATCGTTGGATCTGTACCGATCTGTACGGCAGCGTCAACAAATCCCGACAAAATTGAATACGGTTTAGAACCAGGTGTAAAAGCAAGTTCAGCAGACCCACGGCCAATAGTCCAAGCACTGCCATTGATTGTTCCACGGACACGACGTGCGCGCTCAGCCTGTGTTTCCATTGCCTTTTGGCTGAGGAAATAACCTTCACCGGCTTCTTGAGTATTAGACATCAATGTGCCTAACTGGGTGGACTTAAACCAACCATCAAACCCTGCTGGGTCGTTACCAGAAAATGCTTGAGAAGCGACGTTTTGAACCAGATCAGGAATAAGCGACAATCCAGCAAAACTCCATCGAGAAGCTGCTTTTATATTGTCGTGAATAACTTCTTGGAACCAGCCTTTTTTCTTTGGCTTGGCTGGGTCTAGTTGTCCTGCTGTTTGTTGTGCCGCAGACTTTTTAATTGCAGCAACTGCTTCAGGTGATGTGCCTGCTTTAGCCATAGAGATAATGACAGAGGCAGGGATATACGGAGCATCTTTATAGATCTGTGAAGCACGAGTAGCAACGTCGGGGGTCGCAGTTTCTTTTGCTGTTTGTTCTGCTTTTTGTTGGTCGTAATACGCTTTGTATCGTGCGTCTTGTGTGACTGGGTCGCCTTCAAAAATCGGCATTAATACCCCTCACGAACATACGAGTCAAGCATATCCGCAAGTTCTGTAGAAGGATAAGCAGAATACAAAGCGCGTAACTCTGTCAAAACAGGATCGCTTGTAGGGACAGCGAACTGTGTGCGTGGAGTAGGTCCAGCACCGAAAGATGCACCAGCGGTAACAGGCTCATCAGGTCGTTCTGTTGGGCGGTTAAACGCACCTAACTGACCAGGAAGAATTTGTGGCGGGGCATCGGTAGGAGCTGCAGCCATTGGCACTGCCGACTGTGCATCCATCTGCTTTTTTGCTTCGCCATAGGTTTGACCTGTCGCTGTCTGCTTGGCTACTTTGCCACCGGCGTTACGAAGATCGGATCGGTTTGGATATTGCTTTGCCATTTAAGCCCCTGCTCCCATTGGTGGCATTGGAGGTAAAGGTGAACTCATCGGTCCAGCCGGTGATGGAAGTCCTCCACCTCCTCCGCCAAGTTGTGCGAGTAATCCTTCAATACCGCCAGGTTGCGGAGCAGACGGTGGCTGTTCCATACCCATGCCTGGCATAGACAAACCTGGCTGTGCTTCAGGTGCGCCAGTAGGGACAGGTGTTGCCTGCCGTTCCTGTGCGCGCTTTTGTGCTGCTTGAATTGCTTCAGGCAACGACATCTTGTTTTGAAGAACACGATCAGCGATAAAGGCGAGGTCGTCAGGCTGGTATGGGCCGTTCGGATCTGCAGCTTGTGACTGGATGGAGGACAGCAATGCCGACTCGATTGCTTCGGCAACGATGCGATCCTTTTCCAACTCAGGATCTGCAACCAACGGGTCTGCTTCACGGGCTGATTCTTTAGAAATAAGTCCTGCACCGAGACGCTGACCCAAGCCGATAACAAGGTTGTTCACGTCGGAACCTGCAGCTGAGTATGAGACATAGTGGAAGTCTGTTTCCCACAGTTTGTTCGGGGTGTAATCCTTCATACCGCCTGAGCTGCCTGGCATGAAGAAAGACTTGGAGGTGTTACCCCAATATGCTTTTTCAAGGGCAATAGCGATTTTGTCTTCTTCAACACGGGCAGCTGCGAATGTGTCTTGTGCTTCTTGGACTCGGAAGTCAACGGTGGCTGAAAGAATGGATTCGCCTCGGCGACCGGTACGGATGTTGGTGCCTGATTCTCCACCGAACTCGGCAGGGATAGCACCCTCTAAACGCTCTTGGCGTTCAAGTCGATCCAAGGCTGTATCTGTTTTGTAGCCAGGGTTTAACTGTTGTACTTGGATGTCGCCACCCTTGACAACACCTAACTGCCCTGTCTTGCCGTCAGCGATCTGGATGATTTCAGCGTTCTCACCTGGGCGGGAAACAAGGTATTCATCGGGGAAAATGCCACGCTCAATAGCGATTTCGGTGAGAGCCTGAAGTCGAGCGCGGGTGTAATACATTCCAAGCAGACCATCAAACTGTCCACGGGGCTTGTCAAGCGTAATACGCTGGGGGTTGACAACCAATGGCATACCAGCACGGTTGGATATACGAGACAGTTCTACCGCTGCACGACCCATGTAGGCACCACCGGTGATTGGGTCACGATCTTTTTCTGATCCCAGCACCAACACAACGATTTCGTTTTCGCATACATATTCAAGGATGGTGAACAGATCGTCAGGGTTGGGGTTGCCAACACGAAGAACACCGTTCAGCAATGGGCCGTAGTTACGCATAACCCATGCATACGGACGGCTGTAGGAGAAGATGACATTCTCAGGGACAGGGTTTGATTCGTCCGTGATAGGGGCAGCGAAGGTATCAAGGGGGTTACGAAGATGCCATTCGACAAGACGCTTATCAAGGTTTGGCTTGAGGAAAACGGGGGCTGAGGCGTAGGCGAAGAAGTTACGCGCACGTCGGCGATCCTTTTGGTTCATGCGGTTTTGGTCCCACATGGACAGCATGGCTCGCTTGCGGTCACGGGCAAGTTGCATGGAGCGATCTTGTCCTTCACGCAGGGCAGGGAAATACGGAGAAGGGGATGTCGAGGTGACACGCATAGCCATTTGGTCAAGACCCTGAACAAACAGGTTCGCTACAGATGAACGAGATGTACGATCCAACTCGGACAGGGGTACAACTACTTCACCGTTAGCGAGTCGGCGCACCTCACGCATCTGCTGGAGGATCGGCCCAAGGTTTTGATGACGCTCACGATAAAGATCAACAATTTCCTCAACTGATTTCATGCGCGACCTTTACTAGATTCAACGGATGTAAAGGTATCACACTAGTCACCTATCATCCATGACGGTCGCCACTGTCGAGGAGGCTTCTTTACTTGGGTCAGGTTCGGCAGGTTCAAAATTGCCATCCATAACGCCATCACAATGTCGGTTCCGTTCTTTTTATCCCTACTCCACTTCGTTAACTCGTCAACAGCTGCAAGAGTTTTCCAGTTTCCACGCATAGTGGGGAACCGAATCGCACCAGATCGGACAACAGGGGGTAATAACGCCTCAACACCGAGGGCTTCGTCCAATTTGTTACGGGAAGTGGTGTGCTGAATAATGTTTACCCGCCACATTGACTGCCATTTGCGTACAAAGTCGTGGGCAAGAAGAAATCTTTGCGCTGCGTTGATCTCGACAACCCAATGTGAGATGGGATAACCGTATTCAACCGAGCGTTCCTGCCATTCTTCCATCATTCCTGAGTATGTGCCGGTCATTGTGTCGTAGCCAAGCACTTCTTCAGCGGTTAATTTGATGCGTTCCAAGTCAACGACGTGGTACAGGTTCAAATCAGGCTGGTAAATGATCCAAACGAACGCCCAAAACATTGTGGGGGATGGGTCAACGGCGACAATAGATACCAGTGGGTGCGATAATCCGTTAGGTATGTACCCAGGTAGGCGTTCATTATCAATGCAACCGTTATACATCACCCCGTCGTTACCAACACCACCGGTAAGCCAAGTGCGATCAACAAGTCGAGAGTCAATATCCAAATCTTCCTGCTGATACACAACATTGAAAACATCAGGTTTGTTGTAACGAATAAACGAAAGGTCTTTCCACGGCAAACGCTTCGGATCAAGCAACGGCCCATCAGGATAAGGCAACGACTTAAACGATCTGGACTCTTTACCTGTATCTAGTTCTTCGTAATACGCTTTGTAGATGATATGGCGGTACTTCTTTTGCCTGATCGG